ATCTACCTTAAAGCGTATATAGCTTATGGGCTTAAAGACGGGCGCGGTATACGAGATTGGCCACGTTCCAGCTGCCATGCTGAAACCTTCCCACGGATAAATAATGTTGTTGACGGTATCTAAATTCATTACGGTCAACGTCATGCCGTTAATCGTAAAGCACTCACCTGGCAACAACACTGAAGTAGGTCCAGATAGTTGAATTACTCCAGGGGCTGTTTGTTCCCCCGTTAGTCCTTCTGTGTATGTTCCGCCTCGCCCTTTAGTAGTACAAATCCAACCGGACTCTGGGTGAGCTATGCTGGGGTTGGAGTTGAGGATTACGTCGCCAACAAAGTGGGAATAATTTACGCTAGCGGCCCAATCATGTTCCGCTGTGGTGATTTTTCGTCCCCATCCACCGCCGTGGCCATCCAAATAGTCACCAAGTAATATATTTCTAAAGGCAAATTCCCCTGCTGGGGCGCTACGAGGAGGATGATTGGTCGTATTGCCTGGTAGTAGTGCATAACCAGCTGGACCCGGCATAGCTATAATGGCTTGATGACTGCCGTCGCTCTCAGGGTCGCCCCACGATGCCCACTGTTGGGCATTGATGTTGGGTGCTCCATATGTTTGCCAATCAGCTGGAACGCGATTGCCTAAATAAAGGGGCGCATTTGGTAGGTTGGCGTTACCAAACCCAAAATACCAATGACCTGTGTTTGACCCAATTCGCAAAAAATGATTGGGTATATTGGAGCCCATTGTTACAGTTTCTGCCAAAGATGTAAAGGCATGACTTGCAACCTGCCCATTGGGACTACCAGTAATACCCGCTGCGTGAAGTCCGCCAAGAATTTGTGCAGGATGGCCAATCGATGAAGGTGTTTGGTTGCTCTCAGAGTAGCAACCAATAAAAATGTTTGCTGCGTTTGTGCCGTCTGAAAAATACGGACCTAAGGTGTTGTTGTCTGTGTGGCAACCAACATAAGTATTTCCTAGAAAACTTGAGTCGCGGAATCCCCAACCCGCATTATCAGCCGCAGAACAATTAACGAAAACCCCCGCATTTGCATCGGGACCGACTACATAATAGCCGTTGCCGTCGCAAAGAGATACACGGCATGAGTCTAATCGAAACAGGCTGCTGTTGGAATCAGGGATTGCCCCACGAACATAGATGCCGTGCTGCTGAAACCCCTCAACAAAGACATTGTTCAATCGAGCAGTCGTGTATAGCGTGACACCATTCGCTGCAGTAGTTTTAGCGACCGCTTGAACGTAAATATCGTTCATACTGGACCAGTCTGATCCGGCGCCGCCACCACCGCCGGTACTTCCACCAACATATCCAAAGACCACTCCATCAACGCCGCCAGCAAACTTTAAGACAGTAGAAGGGAAGTTACCGCCATGTTCGCCTTGAATAACGCAACTACGCTTTACCAGAAGCGTATTGCTGAGATAATAAGTACCCTTTGGAATGAATAACACCTTTCCTGCAATATCTGGAAGCGTTGACATTTTGTCAATAGCTGCTTGAAACGCAGGAAGGTCATCGGTGACCCCGTCGCCCTTGGCGCCAAAGCTTTTAACGTTGTTGACGTTTTGAAAGTTGCTTACTAGAGATGAGCTCATGTTTTAGAGTTAACTCCACTTGCGCCAAGTATACTTAAAGGTACCATTGCCAGCGCCGTTGGTGCTGGTATATTGAACTTGAATGCCGCCGGAAACAATCGCTTGTAGTGTAATGCCGGTAAAGCCCGTCTCAACATAAGCATCGTTACAGGCAACGTTTGTTCCGTCATAAGCAATTTGCAAATGACCAACCCGAGCAAAGCCTTCTTTTGTAATTGAATACTCTAATATATAGAACGGGAAGGCTGTACTTAATAGGATTAGGTTTGTGTTGGAGGGCTGATTATTAAGAAGGGTAACTGGACTTGACAAAACACCCTGGCGCAGTCCATTAAAGGTCATGCTAGCATCTACAATGTCTATTCCAAAGTTAGAGTTGGCCGCCAAGACACCTGCAGAGTTATACTGGATGCAATTGAGTGGCGCCGCGGCCGGCGTTGGAACTGGTGCCGCGCCAGAATACAGTGGCACTCCTGCAGGCCCGCCGGGGAATGAAGAGCTCCAGCGACGAATAGAGTACTTGATCTGTGCGCTTGTACCAGTATTGGTTGCTGTTCCAAGTAGGGATAAGTAGGAACCACTTACAGTTGCCGTAAAAGTAATTCCTGAGTTGCCGTTGATGTATGCGCTATCGGTTGAGACCTCTGCAGTAACGCCGTCGGTTACGATACGCATGGTTCCTGTTTCTCTAGCGGACCCTCGAAGAATTGAAAAGTCCACGATCGTGTGTTCACTGCCTGCCCACGCCACAGTAAAGATAGTTGTTGTTGCGTTGTCGGCGATTGTTGCACTAACAAGGTTGGACTGTTCAAAGTAGTCTGCGCCGTTGAAGTAACGAACGTAATCATTGAAGACCCAGTTCGTGCCATCAAATTTACCCATCTGTCGACCGAAGCCTTGACCCCCCAGAACACAAATGGTGTTGCCAGTTGTTGGATCTAGTCGACCGTTGAACTTATATTCTGGAGTCCAACTAGTGATATTAGTGCCAACACCAACCGCTCTATACATACGGTTGGGGTCCACTGTCAAATTACCAAATACAACAAGCTGGTTTGCTTGAATCGATACATTGTCGATTGTGACAGGGTTGCCTGTTGGCAATGCAACAGAAACCGGATCAAAGAAATCACATTGCACTAGGGGAACATCAGAAGGGGCTAGAGGAACAGTGTTTAGAATACACTCGCCATTCCACAGGTAGACTTCGCTACCGCCTAAGCGTGATGCCAACACGAACACGTTCTCAGACACGGGAACTGCAGATGTGTTGACAATGGTGAGACCGGGTGTTGATGACGCGTTGCGGTCGATTGTCACATATATGGACTGGTTAACCGCAAGTTGGATCGGAGCATTAATGTCCGGTAAGGTTACTGTGGCGTTGCCTACCCCACCCGGCTGAAGAACTGTAAGTGTGCTGCCAGGAGGAGTGAAACTTAGGTTTTGTAGTGAGGGGTTGCTGTCAGTAGCTACATATGCCTCAACTGCGTTGGTTAGGCACTTAATGGTCTTGTCTTGTGCCTTATCCATCAACATCGCTGTGTTTTTAGAAACACGGGCGGTGAGATTATCCGTGAGGCTGCTGTTGTAATTGGCACCGTTGTTTAAAGTGCCATAAGAACCAGGCAGGTTGTACACGGGATACGTTTGATCCAGGGCGGTCATACCGATGAAGGCCTGCATGTTTTCGATCGTCCCTGAACCGACCTGGATGGTCTCGCCCTGCACGATCTTTTGGATGCCCTCTTCAGAACGCACGTCCATGCGCGCTAATGTCGCGGTACCAGCTGTCTCTGTGGCATGAGCCGCCCCAATAGGGAATTGGAATTGCGTCGACGACCTAACATTGATCGTGTGAGCTCCGTTGAAGTTCGTTGTCCCAGCTACAGTGATTGACTCGCCAGAGTCAAAGCCATGATTGGCCGACTCAAGCAAGAAGCCATAGGTCGAGCTTGACTGTGTAGTACATAACCCATAGAAGCCTGTAAAGGCCCCAGTAGTCGTGTTGGCTGTCTTAAATGTGAAGGTGTTAGCGTCAATAACATCAATCGTATACGTTCCTGCTTGTGCCCCAGGAGCAGTTACCGTGACTCTATCTCCGTCTGCTAGTCCGTGGCTCGTACTCGAGACAATTGCCCCCGTACCATCAGCCACCGTAACTGTGCCAGTCAACGACACAGTAGAGATCGATGCAACTGACATAACGGTGTCGCTGCGCTGAGCGAACCACATCATGTTGCCGGCTGCCGCACTTAAAAGATTGTTGTTTCGATCGACGATCTGGATATTCGAGGTAGTGTATTCGCCTCTTTCGTATCTAGCCCTGTCGCCGGCGATGTCGCTTGAAGTTCCTTGGTACGCGGCACTCAAGATAATAGAGCGTGCAGCACCAGGTGTAGTTACTGAGCCAGTAATAGGGCCTGGAGACTGAGCTGCATTATAGAACTCACGAACCTGTAAGTACAAGGTCTCGTCGTCAGTTGCTTTCTTGATCCAGTCGCCTTGCTTTAAGAGCCCAAATACGCCGGTTGCACCAGACGCACTGTTCACATAGGCTTGACCGTTTACGAAAGAAACCGGCTCGTCAAGAGCGTTAATCGGCACATCGCGGATCAAGGTCAAAAATGCAACTTGCTCGTTAGCTAAAGTAATTGGACTGCCGCCAGATGCTCGAACGACAATATCTACGGGGTTATCCATGCTCTTAATGTAGAGATCTTCGCTCCACGAGAGCTCGCCGGGCGTTGCTGAAGAGTGAGTATATGAACCCTTGCTTTTCCAGGTAGTCGCTAAGGCATCGTGCCAAAGCTTGAAAAGCGAAAAGGTAGTTGTGTCCTCATACCAGTAGGTGGTACCACCAAGCTCTTTGAGCTTGGTCATAACGGCGTCCATCCACTGCTTTAGTGTCTTGATGTTCTTGTCGCCACCCTGAAACGGATTGGGGTCTGAGATAGACACCATTGTCCCGTCAGGCTCGTTTCGAGCATAAGGAGCACTTGGTAGTGCGGGGAAGGAATATGCTGCTTGCGGGTCAGGGGCAATACCACCTGTGCCGAGACGGAACATGAGATCACGAGCATCAGTAATAGAGGTAATTGCGCTTGCACCAACAACGACAATAGCTAGCGGTACAGTATTGACGGGGAATGACCCGGTCGAGATACCGAGCTGTGCCTGAATAGCCGACTCAGTATTGATGTCCTGAGTAAATTCGCCACCTGCACCGCCGTTGCGATCGGGATCCCAAAGAGCCCGAGTGTCAGATGCCGTCTCAAAAGTCGACAGTGTTAGATAGACATAGTTAGTGGCATTGGTTCTAAGTTGAGGAACCAAAGGAGCAGAGGCAGCATTTCCTTCGGGCAACCCATAGAAGAAAGGGCCAGCCGCTGAACCGGGGTAATAAACAATTGAGTCAGCTACTCTAAAAGAACACGTGGGAAGACCAATTACCGCATTGGGGTTAATTACATCAAAGCCATAAAGAACATACGGCTTTGACGTACCAACCAAGCTCTGCATGAAATACTTCCAGTCGCCAGCTCCGTAAGAGTCGATTGAAAGCAAGTCGGGAAGATCAATGCGTTCTGCAGAATTTAAAAGTACTCGTCCTAAGACTGCCAAGTTAATATCCTCCCACGACTCTATTAGGGCACGTCGCGGTATGTCCCTGCTAATTGTACTACATATTTACCTATCTACTTAGTCGTAAACATTGAGAGTACCGTATAGCTGATTCGGATAGCGAATAATAAAGTCAATGAAAATACCTGCGCTTGCGACTGAGACAATTAAGTCTTGAAGCAACTTTCGAGCATCAGGCGGATTCGTTACATAGGGCGGATATTCATCACCGGCGCCTGTCGGTATATGAGGGCCCATCTTGCTCACCGCCACAACAGAGGCCCCAGTTGAATGGAAGCGCTGAAAAGTATAAGAGGCGTCAAGCGCAATGACATTGTCGGCCGCTTTATATAGGTATTTAACTGGCCCTTCTTGGTTGTTCTGGCCATAGTCAAAGACAATATAGCCTGGCCCTTCTGGGATACTGGTTGATCCGAGGGTTAGAAGTTTGTATGACTTGCCGGCTATGATATCGGTAGTAGTGATGCTTGTGTCAGCGCTTAGAGTAAAAGGAGCATTAAGTTGCCAAATATATGGTCCTGTGATTTTAGAAGCACTAGAGCTAATCGATGTCGTGATGATTATCTTAAAGCCATTAGGGGCAAGAAGTAACTGTTCCTTCGAGGCAATGCCAGGGGTCGATGCGGTTCCATCTGTACCAACATGATTAACAGTGAACTGGGTAGCACTAGTCGCAACCAACTCAAATGGACCATTGGTGTCTTCACTAAAAACCACATTAATCGCACTGCTTGCAGTAGCCGCATGCGACATAACAAGGGTGTTAGGACCAATAATGTTGAGCACTTTGGTTCCAGCAGGAATGCCAGTTCCAGAGATTAACTGACCAGGAGAGACACCAGTCGAACTAGCAATGTTGATAAGGGTCGATGAACCAGAGATGGTGTTTGCTGTTGTGGTTAGAATCGGAATGCCACTGCTGCCCTTAATGAAGATAGTATCTCCCGCGCTAAAGTTGTTGTTCGCGGTACAAGTCATTACGTTAGAACTTCTAACCATAGACGTGATCGTGACTTCGTTGAGTGCAGTGGTAGATGGTAGGTCAGGAGTGATACCCGTGAGGGTGTTTCCCGAAATCCCGCTGTAATGATAACGGACAAAATCCGAAATCACCCGTCCATTGGCGTTATGTGTTGCAATTAGTTCGGATGGTCCGCCCGAAAGTCTGGCCGTAATAGCCTCAATTGGCTCAATAATGAAGTGCCCGGACGCAGGCATATTGCCCACATCATTCACTGTGAGGCTGGTTGGTGAATTAATAGCAGTTACGATACCAAATTCGCCGTTAACATGAAAACCGCCCTTAGCTTCACGATTGACGATCGGCGGGGTTGCTGGCATTTCAACTGTTGCGGCATTAACCGTGGTTTCCCAGACCAAAGCACGTCGACTTACACTAAATGAGGTAACATGTACTGGACGCATCCACTTTGTTTGTTTCGATGAGACCTGTGTAAACGTTCCAGCAGTCGCTAGAAGGTTTTCAAAAGTAAAACTCTTAAGGCGAATGTCCACCTTTTTGATAACAAAGGCGCCTTCGTTGCCAGCCAAATCACACAGAAAGATGTCTCCTGGTAGCAGCGACTCCACTCCAGGCTGAACGCCTGCGTTATAGGTGAAGGTGACGGTGTTGCCTACCTTTGTAACAACCCACTGGGTATTGGAACCAGTCCCCAGATCAGATAAAAAACCATTCAACTCAAGGGCTATATTGGCTAATCCGCCCGTGATATCCATCGAGCCCTGTGCCCCGATGGTGTTGCTAAAAATTCTCAAGTAGGTGTTTTTCGTTACACTGTCGTAGTAGCTAACAGCGTAGGAATATTTCGCTTGACGGTTATACGCTGCAGCAACTTCGTCTGCTGTTGCCGTAGCTATGTTAGTAAAGTCGCTGGTCCGGAAGAAAATCTGCTCTTGATGGAGACTATCGACAGTAATTTCTAAGTTCCAGTTGTTCTTAAGGGCAAACGGTTCAGGAAGATTAGTCGATAGAAAGGCAGTAGTGGCTTCTTTGAAGAAGAAAAGATCCAGCATCTCGTCGATGATGCGCTTTACTTGCTTGGGTTGATAAGTCAAAATAGGAATAAACCGACGAAAGTCAGTATCACTCATGCCAACGAAGCGCGGTCTAGTTAAATTATTGTTCGCGGCTAGACGATCAATGTATGGCCTGTTGGCTGTTTTGACAAAGAATTGCTTTCTTACTTCTTCAGCTAGTTGGGCCAATCGTTCGTCTTCGGCTCCGATCGCTGAAATAAGGCTACTCCAGTTCGCGTCTTCCCGTGCATTGAAGTACTTGGGCAGTAGATCAAAAATTCTGTCAGCCTTCGTAGGCTGATTTGATGCAGCTGATCCAAAGACTGCGGGTAGTGTATATGGAAAAGACACGGGGTTCCTTTAGAGGGCGCTAATTAGGCTGGTGTTTTGCACAATGTCGTTATTAGAAGTCGCTGTGCCCGTTAACTTAATAACAATTGTACCGCTAGTCACCTCAGATAGAGTTCCTTGCGCAACAAAGCTCTTTGTGGTTCCGGTTGCTTGGTCAACTTCCTGTACTTTAACTACATATCGTTGTGTGTTGGCGCCGGTGCAATAAATCTTAGCATCTACCGTCCAATCGGCCGCAATAGAAGTAGTTAGGGTAGCGGAGATAGTTTGAGCACCAAAGTATACCTTAAGTGTTTTGGCATTAGCGTTGTTAGCGGTAATGCCGCTGGCGTGGTGACAAACAACTCTTTGAGTTGAAAGGGCGTTAGCCGGCAAGGTGAAAGTTAGAAGTGTGTCTTCTCCAGTCCCAACATTGCCAGTTGGCGTATACTGAAAGTCTAACGATCCGCCAAACGCCATAGGAACGAGACCTGTACCAAAGTCGCCGTACATGTATCCAGCAGTAGAGCGAACCTGCAAGAAACCCGCGTTATTGTGGAGACCACATGTCGTATTGTTTAGCCACAAATTAGCAAAAGCAGTGATGTCTCCAGCTGTAACAGCGCCGTCCTTATCAACAGAAAACTTCTCTACATTGTTGTTTTTGATAACTAAAAGCTTGTCGCCGGGTGTTACTAAGCTAGCGGTCGTGTTGATTAATGATGCAATGGCGGTTCCCGTAGAGGCGACATCAGTAATTTGCGAACATGGGTACGGCCCGCCGTTCCAATTGCCGCCGTACGGTGTGTAGAAAGCCGTCTGCCCTACTACTTGATCACTAGTAAAATAACCAACAGTGGCATGAAAAGCAGAACCGGTAGCAGCTGAATTAAAGCGACCAACTAGGTCAACATTTGCAACTTCAAGACCTCCAGCACCATTTTGAATTGATACTAATCGAGCCCCAGGAGTGGTTAAGAATGTATGATTGCATAAAATAATACCAACAGCTCCACCAGAATCGGGACTTTGACCGGCTATATTTAGCGTCGTATTTTGCCAAGCAAATAAGGCACTAGACGTAAGAGACGACACTGCGGCAAGATCACCGGCGCAAGTAACAAGCGAAAAGCCATTGCTGTATAAGTAGTCGCTGCTGCCGTTACCTAGATGCAAGCGAGCACCCGTGAGAGCTTGAAAGGCGTCTGAACCAGAAGCAACCGAACTTAAAATAGTGTTAGCAAATGTTTTGGTGCCTGCTAGTGTCTGGGCATTAGCGGTAACCAGACCAGGATGTGTAGCGTCGGCCGGTTGAAGTGTTAGTACTTGTCCAGATAAAGTTGCCCCACTGGCACTCGGAGACGCACCAACACTAGTTAGCGTAACATCGCTGGTATTAAGTCCCATTGATGCCTCAATGGCAACAACGTGGGTACGTAGATCCATGGCAGCCTTATTGACAGCATTCCATTCAGCTGCTTTCATCTGTTGAGTAACTGGCCCAACAGGAGGTCGCGCATCAACTTTGTTGGTTGGAAGTGTTGAACCGTCTGTAACGAAATCGCTCATTTGTAAGTCTCCGACTTTAAGTTAAATAATACCAATAGCGTCAGCAAAGATAAGCGCCTTTTCATTAGACGCAATAGTAATTCGCTCTTGTGAAGCAGCGGGAACATTAAAGGTAGCTGCTGCCACACCCTTTACCTTCATAATCGCAGCAATAATTGCTGACATGATGACGTCTTCTCCCACGCCTAGACCATTAACATAGTCGACAATCGACGACTTAATGTTGTCGGAGATGTCCTGGATAGTTGATCCCTGGTTGGTTGTGATGGTGATCACGAGAGAGATGTTCTTTATAAGAGGAGGCAGAATTTCAATGCGTGAACCAACTGCCCGACGCTCTGCAAACGTAATAGGATCTGGAGCGAACCCATCAATTGTGCGCTGAGTCCGCCGTAGTAGTCCCGTGTAGAATAGATACCCATCGGTGCCAACAGAAGTGATCAGGTTATATCCTAACTTGCCAGTATGCTGCAAAATAGAGCCGTTCGCAGCAGAAACCTTGTATGCTCGAGTGTCCGGAAGCATATAGATGTTTCGCTGTAAGCGATTGGTATCGCTAATTGTCGAGTTAGCAACGGTTCTGTACGTAGAGTACTTGTATAGGTCGTTTTCCGTAATGTAGAACCCCTGAGGAGCAACGGAGATGGTCTTATTAGCCTCTGTTACAGCAATTGCGTTGTTGACGCGTACGAAGGGCCGACGATCTGACGGATTGTTCCCGATCTCAATGATCTCAAACTGACCAGTGTTGTTCGGGTGGAACCATCCAGATAGAGTTACTGCTTGTACGTTCAAGGTGTCTGTCTTAAATGCAGAATCGCCCTCGTAGATGACAAGATCGTCAATGTTGTGGAGATAAACGCCCGCGTCGAAACCAGTGTCCATTCTGTAGCTGATGCCTAAGGCCAATCCAGTAATGCCACTATAAGGCTGACCTAAGAAGATCTTAGTTGCTGTAGTAAAGTCGTTAGTATCAGAGCCAGTTACTTGTAGATAGTAAGAATCGTTGTCTTCCGTCTTTTTCACCCAAGTACCTATGGTTAGATTCTTAAATGCGCCAGCGCTACCCTGCACAATGTTACTGTTTGCGGTCCAAGTCACAGAAAGAGCGTTGTTGTTGAATGACTTCAACTGATTTCGATCGTCAACTGCGCCCAGGTGCTCAAAGACAACAGATGTGTTGTCAACTGCCACAACGCGGTGCACGCCGTTATTAGAGGTGTTAAAGGTAGTCCCTTGAATAACGAGATAGTCATCGACTGCTACACCACAGTCAGTGAATCTTGGTGAAGCGCCACCAGTCCAGTTGATTCTTACTAGACCATTTGCGCCAAGCTTCTGTAGTCTGTATGTGGTGGTGCTAGCTGTAGCAAGTATGGTTGTGGCTCCAACGCTTGGCTCAACAATATCGGCTCCAGTGTTAGCAAACGTGTATGTTTGAGGACCAACTACAGTGATAGGTCCATAGGTTCCATCGGCGATTGCCCCAATGCTGTCCCGAATCGTAACGTTGTCGTTGGTGTTAACGTTGTGTGAAGTTGAGGTCTGAACTGTAACCACATTGCTTGTGCGCGAGATTGAGACAATAGGCGTCGGAGCTACATGGGCGAGGTTCCAACGATTTCTGGGAACGGGATGAATAGTCACTGTTCCTGCGCCGATTGCTGTAGCTGACATCGCTTGGCCAAAAGGATTAACGACATCAAAGGTGTGAGCGACATCGTTAACAGCAATGATCGGGAAGCCTACAGTAGAACCATCGCCGGGTAGTTTGGCTTGGTTAGTACTCTTCCAGCCTGGGCAATCAAACGCAATAACCTGATGGCCAACCTTCACAGATGCAAGTGTTTCTCCAGATCCACCAATGCTGTGCGTCCATCTCCAGATCATGCCTGCTGCGATTGGCGTAATACCGTCATAGTCCATGTAGGAACTAGATACATCGGAGATGGTGATAGTGGTCGCGCTGTCAAAGTTAGTTGTAACTGCATTCCAGTAGTATTCGGCTCTATCGCTAACTAGTGCCGCCACGCTTACCGTACTAGACGAAGGGAACTGTGTAGCTCTCGGAACTCCACGCTCATTAACAATCTTAACTGTATCGCCGAGAGCGTAGGTGTTAGGGAATGCTGAAACAGCACCTAGCAAATAGCTGCCAGTTGAGTCAGAAGAGACCACGCTTTGACCGATGATACCGGTCTGTGCTAGGTTTGCCTGTCCACCTAGAACCTCAATTGCCCCTCGGCCACCTAGTTCCTTAGACACGATCTGTACGCGCTTACCGTTGTCTGCAATAGACACGTCAGCGACAATAGGCAGTTGTGACAGCGCCTTCTGGGTAAGGTGGTGTTGAACGTTCTTGATGGTAGTCGGAACGAGTTTGAAGTATTCGCCGAGCGTTGCGTCTTCGTTGGGTGCCGTGTCCATTCTGTAAACAGAAGCAGAGACGCCAGAAGCAGGCAACACAAGGGCACTCTTCAGTGTGAAGTTGGGGTTGTTGTTCGAGAAGACTTGAACATTTGCGACTCCGTCGTAGAGGTTGATAAAACCCTGCAGTGATGGAGTGCCCGGATTGTGGCCATTTCCTAGGGCCGTCGCATTACTGACGTACGCATACTGATCTTCAAACGTCGACGTGGTGATACTGGCGCTTGTAAGGCTAACCGCTGCAGCCACCATGACGTTTGACTGATTAACCATCGCGACAATGTCTGCTACAGTTGTTTGAGTAAGAGGGAAGATGCTTAGTAGGCCAGGATTGGTAATCGTCAGCGTTGTAGCATAGGCAGTCTGTGTGTAAAGGCGAATAGTGTTCCCGCTCTTGTTCTTGATGCCGTATTGGCCCAAGAATGCAATTGGGAAGCCAACGCCGCTGATGCAGCTAATAACGTCACCAACCTGAACTGACGCAAAGCTTCCTGCGCCGAAGTTAAAGTCATAATAGCTACCACTTCCTGATGCCCCGCCGGGGAAGTTGGTAGTTGTGTCAGCATAAGGACCCGTGACGACAACTGAAGTACTTGCGGGGATGCCAGTTGCTCGTGCGGCGCCAGAACCAAACACGTAAGATAGTTTGTTCCAAGAAGGTGTATTGACTAAAGTCGTCGTGTTGGTTGCGTTTGGGCTAATAGGATATTCAATAGAGAATCGACCCTTATTACCGTTGGCCCCATATTCAGTAGACCGAATGATGAACTTGCCAAGTGGAGCGCCGGTACCGCCACTTGCATACCAGTTTCGCGCCCGCATGAGTACCTTATAGTCGCTGAAGTCCGTCCCGTTGATGTTCGTGCCCCAAACATTGGCCGTACTGAAGTCAATTCCTGGTTCATTATCTATGTCATTGGCCGAAAACTCTGAACTAGTAGGAATAAAGCTTAAACTGTTACTACCAGAGTTAATCTGCCCCGTGCGTGAAGCAGGAATGCTAATCGTTTTAACGGTTGCATCTTGATCCATGATGATCGAGATGTTGTCGTCTTGAGACATCTGTAACGAGTTAAAGACTTGCACGTTGTCATTCGTTGTGTGGTCAAACTGCGTGCGCGGCAGACCTTGCTGTGTACCGACTGTAGTACCAGAGGGTTTAGCCTTAATGGATCGCAATAGCCCTTCGTTATTACCTTTAGCAAACATCAACACGTCAGATAGTCCGACGTTTGTATTAGTTAATTGGTTACTAGAAATCTGTTCAGCATAAGCGCCGCTGTACGGATAGGGGTCAGGATTTGCACTTGAGCTCAAAGAAGCAAAAACTGCTGGATATATGGCGCGCCCCAGGTAAGTGTTCTGGGAAGCAATGGGCCATACTTTGATAAAACCAAGCATGTCTTTTGAAGAGACTTTGTTTGCAATTAGAGGGGTGTTATTTAATTGAGCCCTGCTTGTTGCCGGATAAACAACCGCAGCACTTCCAATTGAAACCGGTGTGGCGATGCTGCCGCCATCTTCGGTGGCAGACGTAATCTTAACTGAATTGGTCTGGAAGATAGACGCCTTTACTCCAATCAGTGCTGTGTTGATTGATTGGGCTAAATCATCTAATGACGCGGCTGTAGGTGTCGTCAAATACGAAGATGTCCATAGTTGAGGATAGGCATCGGTATGAAAGGCTGTTATGTCAGTTGCATCGGCGACAGTGACAGTCTCGCCAATAACTGTGTTGTTCCAGACTTCGATATAAGTGTCGACGCCAGCAGTGAGATGAGTGCCGCGCTTCATAACTTTAAATAGGCCGCTATTGTTTTGACTTACCCATGTCGTGCTTCCGCTGCGGTAAGCAACAAAAATAAAGTGTCCAGGTTGGACATTACGGAATACTTCTTTGTTGGGCGCCATGATGCGCATGGTGCTTGTGCCCGAGTTGCTGAAAATTAAATTCTGATCTACAGCAAGATTGGTGCCAATTTTGTCACAGAAGGTTGAATCAACACAAACAACCATCTGAGCTTGACGACCCTCAGCATCAACATCAAAATTGTAAAGACCAGAGGTTGTCGGAGTAGAAACTACGAATCCCTTTGCGTCTGCAATACCTGCCGAAATAATGTCACCGGCAGCAATAGTGGTTAAGATGCGAATGTTACCGTTAGAACGATTGATTTCGAATTGTGAGTCTTGACCTGTAGCAAGAGTAGCGTTTGCTCCAAACATTTGCTCTTGATAGGTACCGCCTAAGACCTCAATTGAGGCACCAGCGCCACGCTTATTGCTGCTGATTTGCATGGTTTGATTAGGGGTGGAAACCGCAGTGATGCCAGCGAATTTCTGGTTAAATGCAGTAACCCAACTCTCTAAGGAAAGTGACGTGAGTGAAGAAACATCGGGAAAGTCTGCTAGAGAGAAAGTCTGGTCTTGTGGTGGTGTTCCATCGACCGAGATAAGCAGATTACCAGGAGCGAAGAGATTCCAAAGTGCAAATGGAATGGTCTCTACGGTGGCCATGCGCTCCCGCTGGTGTAGTCGAGTGCTATTCTGGAACAAAGCAATATAGCTATTTTCCTTTACGGGGAAGTTGAGTAAGTTATTAGCATATAACGACTCAGTATCTGTGCTCCGAATGGGAGCAACCTGAATAATCTCTGCGCTAGGATCTACGGTGTAAATAAGAATATGCTTAGAGCTGTCAGTGAGTCGTGCCTTAAACAAAGTCGCCTTGCCGTTAATAGCAGACACGATCTCCGATAGCGTAGCAACGGAGATATTGGCGAAGTCTGATGTAGAGAACACCACCGTCTCTTCGACTCCATCCACTGCTACCCGCAAGAACATCTGATCTAGGAATGCAAATGGACCAGAGGCACCATTGATTACCTGAGCCCGAGGAAGTGGATAGTTGGCCAGTTGTAAAAACTCTTCAGTGCCATTTGCTTTTGACAGTAGGACGTCGACAGTCTGTCCTGCTTGTGATGGCTGAAATCCGCTGCCATCATCGATGTAGAGAAGTGAGGGCTCACCCGTAGAGACAGGCTGCGCCAGAATTGCTGATGCCACTCGTTTGTTTTCATCGGGATCAGAGAGACCGATCACTGCGCTTAGAATTGCAGGCGAGGTACCACGAGCCAGCGAAGCAGCATATGCCTTAACGCGGTTTCGTAGTTGGACATCTGTTTCAATGTCAGTGCCAGTTGAGAAGGCAACTAGGTTGGTGACTGCGGCCCCAACGAAAGGCGCTGTATCGAACTGACGAATCGTGTTGATAAGCGCGTTGCTCTGAGAGCCAGGGACCTGTGCAACAACTAGAACATCGTCAACATGATCTTCGCCGGCAGGAATCACTGCGTCACGAATAGTGTTATAGAGGATGTCTGGATTCTGATTGTTGGCTGGGATCTTGACGGTAGTGCCTGCCGCAATGACGCGATCTGGCTGTCCTTGTGCATTAATGACCGTATCAGACAAGAGATGGTCTTTCTGTAATGCCGTGCTTAGATTGATTTGTGAATATGTAGGGAATACCGTTATGCTGGTATAAGGGATTGGTCCCTCAAAAGAATTCGTACCACGCCCAATGTATACAGATCCTGAAGCCGCCCAGCCAGAGGTATTAGTCACAAAGAGAACAGTTTGGCCCGAAATCGGCGCCGGCTTTAGGCTATATAGCGCACTACTTTGCTTGACAATGTTAGTATTCTGGATCTGTACTGTACCAGTAGCTGCTTTAGCTACAAATCGCTCTAGTCCTAGATCTGCCGCCTTATTGTCTAAGTCGTTGTTACGAATCGCGTCGACATTCAACAGTTCGAGAATGTTAAGAATGGCGACGTTGTTGTCAAAGTCTTGGCTAGCACACGCTTCTAACAGCGATAGAAAGACAGACCCAGGGTTAATGTCGCTTAGTGGGGTCTCAGCAATGATCTTTCGAACCATGCCGCCCAGAATTTGGTTAAAACTCTTGATCTCAATGCTCACAGTAGTCCTCGGTCTTCAAGTAATGGCAACTCTATTCTACTATAGTAAGGGTAACGCCTTAGCTGTTCACTGTAAAAGTAATCGGCAGGAAGGTGTTGGACCCCGTGAGTTTTACCACCAGTGTGACATCGTAGGCAACTGCTTGGGTGCTTGGATTTTTGGTAACATCCAAGCTCTGTACTCGATCAAAGCGCCCATCTTGAGCAACTTGCTCATTGATGGCCTTGATAAGGGTGTTCTTTACATCATCAGATTGACTTGATGGGGTGCCAACTAAGTTGATTAACCCATATCCTGGGTGCCGTCGATTAGACCCCAACTCAGTAAGTAACTTAGCCTTAATAGCCTGAACGGCGTTATCAAGTCCATAACTTAAAGTTAGGTCCCCATCTGCGTTGTGTAAGAGGGCACCATTTTCACCAACAGCAATGTCGACCTTCGTGTTCTTTTCATCGGCAGCGCTGCCCGTCAAGAACCACGGAATTTCCTCAGATCTAAGGTTTTGAAGCGGCCGCTCAGAAGGGATCAGAATATATTGCGAACTATTAATAGTGTTTGGCTTAAAGACCCTAATATTTGCGTTATCAGAAAGCAGATATAGGTTCATGTTGGGGTCACCGCTCACCGTAAGAACTATCTCTCCAGATAAGGGGATCTGCTTAATGCCGGTGATCGTTCGCTGAGTAGGAAAAGGGTTTGTGTCTGAACGAATAAGCACAGGCTGATTAATGAAGAACCTATTGATGTTTTGATTCCCAAAGGTATCAGTTGCTGCTAAGTTGATTTGATTGCCTCGGCCATTAGCAATTAAGAATAATTGAGTCCCAACTTCATCGATATATGGGTCTTTAAGTCCATTAGCAATCGCAATGTCAATCCACTTGTCTGAATTACCAAATATGCGCTTTGATAGGCTAGGAAGGTCCTCACCTGCATTTAACTTAACAAGTCTGCCTGACTTATATTGTCCAATGTTTATTTCTGGATTGTTCGCATTCAGTCTTGCTAGAGCAAAGGGATCAATTGCGGTATCTACTGCAAATAGATTAGCTAAAATAAAGTCAACAGTGCTTAATTGCTGCTCAATAATCCGCATTAGATTGAGGTCAGTAAGAGATGGGGCGCTATCTCCCCTGATAGGTGCTCTATCATAAATAGCGTCATAATCAGGATCGCTAAGGCCAACGGCATCTGCTAAAGTGTCGCGGTACTCGCGAAGTGTTTTCTTGATTTTTAAGAAATCAATCTTTGAATAAGCCTTTAGGGTAAGCTGCTTATTTGTTACGAGTGTGCGCTCTTCGTTTGTAAGCGTGATGCTCTCCAGTTTGATCTTATCGAAGACTGGATAAAAACGAAAATAGGTATTGTTATTAGCAAACGGATTGACGTCTGTGGTGTCTAGTTGCTGTTTGCTGATAAAGTCAGTTAAGTCATCTAACGTATGTCGAAAATAGTCAGGGTCGTTGGTGCTGGAAGCCAAACCAAGTAGACGTGAGCGCAATCGAGACCAGTTATCTCTAAAATAGGTCCAACGCATAGGGACAATTTCAGGCATGTCGGCCAACGTAAGGGCATCACTAGTATACGTTTTGAACCAAAGGGTCAAATTAGCTGAAGCCTGAAGTGTGTTTTTATCTACCGTTGACATTATCGTCCTAGTTGATTGGCGCCATTGGCCACTGAACTCAAAATACTTCTCGCATTAGAGGCCATTTCTTTAGCTTTAGTTAAAAAAGCAGACCCATTAACGCCATCAAGTCCAAGCATCTCAAGTGATTCCTTTTGGGTTATGGTTTGCTTTGCTCCGCTTGACTCAGTGAGCCCCTTGAGTTCATATCCTCGCATGGCAATGCTATATAAGTACAACATGGGGTTCTCTTTATCGCGCCGGAGAGTAAACGATCGAATCACCACATTGTATTCGTTATTGTCTTTGTAATTAAAGAATACAAGCGGGTGTTCTGCATTAGTTGGTCTAGGTGTTGTGTCTAACTCGCCGTCAGAGTCCACGTCAGTACCGGAGGTGTTCTTTTTGTATTTCAAAAAGAAACGATACAGATTGTGAAACGCAACGTAACCTGTTTGATCCAGTTGAATGCCAGTCGTGGAGGATTTCCCGACTATATTCGTCACGTCGTTGACAACCTTGTCTACCGCACCCAATGTTTTAGCAAAAAAGCCTCCAGCCAGAGTGCTCAAACTCTGTTGTATGGAGAAAGAACTTCTTCCCGGTAGGGTATCCGGCGTCTCGTTGGGCTTTTTGGGCTCAACAAACTTAGGAGTCATACCTGTCGTTCCTTCAATAACGATATCAAAATAACGAACAGGCGAGTGTTCCTCTACGGTTCCATAGATAGTAGGCACGATGTTTGTCGCAAAGTGTGTCGTAATGGTTAAGTTACTAGGGCCAATAGGAAGATACATCACCTTAGCGTCATTAGGACCAGACTTAGGAGTAAACCGAAAGCCATATGGTTTGGCTGTAAACCAATTACTCAGAATTGGCTTATAGTCTGCATTGGCATAGAGTCGATTCTCGGTGTTGTGAACGGGACCGGTGCTTTTTTGTGGAAATGGGGTATCAGCCATGACTCAATTATAACTTAAGTTTACTTGGTTTTTGAGACGTTAGATTGATAATCGTGCACTGCCCCAGCAGCTTCAAAGTTAGTAACTGCCATACCAGCCTGTCCAATGGCCTGTCCTGCTAGGTCTATCGCTGTTCCAGCTAAAGTGATTTGTGGTCCAGCAGCAATAGCCCCACTGATAGGTACGGCCATAGAAGCACCCGCTGAAGCAAGTGCTGCTTTTGCTATTGCTAGTTGCGCCTGAGCAATGGCTAGTTGCTGACTTACTGTGTTGTTCATGGCCTTCTGCTTACTGCGGAACGTCGTGCCAATGATAAGCCATTCGCTGGCCCCTTCTTCACCTAACCGAACCTTAGGACTTTTAACAACGTATAGCTCTGTTGTCCATTTAACAGACTGATCCTTTTTAGTAATATGTAAATTGACCTTACCAGAATCAACATCGATAGTTCCATTCTTCTTGTCGATGAATAAACGCTGACGTTTGTCGCCATCCGTGGCTTCGTCACTTAAAGTAAAACTGCCGGTTTTGTCCCACTTCATATAAGAAGTACCGACATCTGTGTTGTATTCTGGAGTCGGAATAGGCTCTGATGGTGTTGCGTTTAACTTACTTAAGTTAGTTGGTTGACCTCTAAACGTAAGAGTCCACTCTCCGTCTTCGTTAATAGAAGTCTCAATGCCGTTAAATTCTGATCTATACTGTGGTCCCTTCTTAACATCAAGAAAGTTCTTTCTGGCCACGTGAGTTAATCCACCAAGAATGATGCCTTCGCGCCCCTGACCAGCAAATTGGCCAACAAGAACAGCGTCTCCTGGTATTGCTTCAGGACCATTCTCTTCATTGCTCGTGTTGTTGTGGGTGTAACCGCGCATAACAGAATCTTCGTAGTTAAATGCACCACCCCACCGCCGCAGCATGCGACAATTACTGAAGACAACGTCGTTTCTGTGGCGAATTTCAACTAAATATCGCAGTTCGTTCGTGTTGACATCATTGAACACTTCTCGCACTATTCCGATATAGAGGCGATTGTCAAGAGTGTTGATGACCTCAAGCGAGGATGGTTTTAGCCAAATAGAACTGTCTTTTACTGACGCAAAAGGATTCATGTTTATTCCGAACCTGGGTTATCAACTGTTGGCGCAGTAACAATTGTTACTCTATTCAGTGAATCTGAATGCTGTAGGTCGGTGCTCAGTGTGTCAAGAGTGCCGCCACCAATTAGAGTCTTGTTCTCATCTACAATAACACCTCTAACGAACTGAATGGTGGTTCGAAACTGCCGAGCACCATCAGCATCTACTGTAAATGAATGCTCAATGTTTTCTACGTGCCCGAGCACAAAGCATTTCGGTGCCTCAAGTGCAGCAGAATTATAGTTCGCAGAAACTCCAATTAACCCAGCATCAAACATGATGTTGTCGCCTACGGGAATATACTGTGATGTACCAGTCATAGTAATTGTTCCATTTAAGAGTAGATGTGTGTCAAAGAACCACTCTTGCAGCATATTTACCCATTTATTGAGTAACTCAACATCGTACTTATCTGCTGTTTGTGCCCCCACCTGAATGGGAATCTGTTTAATAGAGAGGATAAGTGGCTTGAATCCCTCTCGATCAAAGACATCGGTAGCAGCAGCACCATTAGACCCTTTCTGATAAGCTTGTGACTTCAACTTGACAGCTTTAGCGTGCAACTCAAACCCGGTTAAGTCCGGTTTAATTTCAATAAAGTTAAATTTGTCTTTCCAGTTGGTCCCAGCATTTACGGAACTTATCGTTGTGCTATTTAATTGATGTGTAACAACGTTCTTAAATAAAGCTCTTAGCTGCGTGTCGATTCCCTCGATAGGGGTCTTCTGAAAAGAAAATGGCTTAATTCGACTATAAAGAGTGAGTTGAGGTTGGTTATTAAGCCAGCGAAATTCAGGATAAAGCTCATTTAGCGCATGATTGCAATTGTCCATTAGAATGGACCAAAGTGAGTGCTGACCTACTAGAGAAAAGGGATCTAGCCAGCTGTTCCCGTCCTTAATAGTCGTATCATACTCTCCTTCTCTTGAGTTTAAAGAACCCGTTTGAAGAGCAACTATTTTAGACAAGTCGGTGTGTAGAGATTTTTGACCCAGCCCATCGATAAAATTAAAGTATTGGACCGCTTTTTCTGGAATAATAATGGTGTGAGTTGGCTTGTCGATTCGCGTGGTTGTTGGTGTTGCTAGCGATTTACCGAACACAGACAAGAGTGCTTGTAGATTTTCTTTAATAGAAAAAAGTGCCGGCGTGTTGTCTCTACCAAGCAAATGTCTCACAATGTCCACGTAAAGAGGAGCACCCATTTGACTTCGTGAGTTTCCCGGGTCAGCGATAAGCGGATCAACATATAATACATTGTTAAACATGCTGCCCCAATCTTCACCTGAGACCAGATAGCGAGTAGATCGCGTTCCATCTTCGTCCACCGATACTTCCACGCGAACAGTATCAATGCGCCCAAACATCTTTACGTAAGCTGGATCGGCCTTTTCAAAGGCCTTCTTGGTGATAGGCTCGTTAGACATAAGAATTACGCACCAACTACCAGGCGTAATGACAGAGACCCAGTTTCTATTAGGTGCTAGCGTAAAATTAAAGCTGCCGACTGGATCTCCTTTACGCTTACTAGTCTGAATACTCATCAGGGACAAGGTGCTGATGATTTCTTCTTTCACTTCATTAGCCTGAGACGCAATCGCTCCCAATTCGGTTATGCGATCAACATAGTTCCAAATCTTCACTGCAGCATGAGGAGTGTTAATTGTAAAGGCCATTAGGAATCTTGTCCTTTCTTACTGACTTTCTGCAATGTGGGATCATTCACAAGACTGTCTAGTTTCTTTTCCATCTTTTTGACTTCTCTTTTGAGACCATCTAAGACGCCCATCTGACCAGTTCCCGCATAGGCCATTAATTTTTCGGCCGCCTCTAATAGTTTACCTGAAGCGCCGTCTAACTTGATTGCGGATTGACCAAAACTTGCTGCTGATTCTGCGGCAGCAGTAGCCCACTTTTGCTCTGCGTTTTCGCCAGGAAGAGCCTGATTAGCTTCACCTGAGGCCCATGTGCCTAATGCTCCTGTTGTACCGCTAGCTCCAGCACCAGCCATCCACTGTAATCCAACTATGGCCGCCTTATTGCGTTGTACCTCCCCACGCATGTTCTCTCGTTGCTGGAGTGAGTATGGACCAGGTGGCAGTTCCCCTTCTCCTGGAAGCGTTGCATCACCGGCAGCTAACCAACCTAAACCGACCCCCATATCGCGACGAACGGCCATAGGGTTCCCATTTTGAGTAGCAATTGATTGGTTGATCGTCTTAATCGCCTGACGCACCCATTCAGGAGTCGATTCATCAAACAAACCAACATTACCCGTAAACATGGCTTGTCGCTTCGGATCCGCGCCGATCCACTGCTTTAAGTCTGCAAATGTTTGAGTCGCACCAAATGCCCAACCGGCCCCGCCGCGCTCAAGTTGGTTCAATACTTTATTTTCGCCCGTTACGCTAAAGAACTTATTGGGGTCTTCCTTGAAGAGAGCATTGTTTGTTACGTCGATGCCTTGCGTGAACATATCTTGCCGTACTTGATCTATGTTGCCCATTCTGGCTTGTTTGGCCCATTCCTGCCACATAGCTGTAGGTGCATTTTGCATCCCAAGCGCACTAGCATAATCTAGACCAAGATCTTTTTGCATACGGGCAAGACCAACCATGCCAGCAAAACTAGTACTAGTGTTAGTCTTCCACTGCTCTTCTGTCTTAAACGTGTTGGCGGCCTGTTTCGACGCAAACTCTCTATTTAAAGTTGTTTTATCTAGTGCTGCTAAAATAAGGCTACTAGCGGTGTCAGTAGTATCAAAAGCAGACCCTCGAAGATTTGTCTGCTCAACGAGTTCACCCGTGTTCTCCGCGATAATGTTTAGTGCCTTCGAGCTATTGATTCCCGATCCTACAGCTCGCTCAAGCATGGCTGCAGTAGACTGTAGCGGATTCTGAGCACCCGCTGCAGCAAAACCCGCCATACGCTGCATGTTTTCCTGCGATGAGCCAAGGGCTAGGTTTTCGTAATGCTTAGCCATAATTGCTTGATCAGCAGAGAATGTTGATCCCATGTTGGCTGCACCAAACGCAGACAGTTGTCCCATCTCCGCTCCGCCCAAAAGAACGCCAGACATGCGATTAAGGAAACCTTCGCTGCCAGCTTGGTCTATGAATGGATTTGCATTAATACCCAAACCCTGTGCAGCCTTAAGTAAGCCCATTTGGTGGTTACGATATTGCTGTAGTTGATATCCCGGAATGTGGGTGAGCGCCTTAGTGGCTTGCATGGCTTGCGCTTGGGCGGCAATTGCGGCTTGACTTGCTGAGAGATTATCAGCAGCATCTCTACCGTAAATAAGACCCATCGCGACACCTTCACCAGCCGCTAGGAAGCCACCGGCAATATTCTGTACTGCGTTGGGGTCCTTTATAACCTTACTTGCCGCAATATTGCCAGGAAGAGAAGAGATTGCGTCAGCGACTTGTAGTCCACCGCCGATGGCAGTTGCGACACCACCCGTGATACGTGAGCCAACGACCCATTTTGCGTTGTCCGATAGCTGTTGTCCAAATGCTGCAGCATTTTTCCAACCAGCCATGTTCAGGCGGGCGGTCATGTCGCCTTCATTGCCGGCTCTCCACATGTCGTATTTCTGATTCTCTATGTTAGCATGCCCAGCTATGTTGGCCATTTTGGCCATCGGCTGATCAATTCCCATCGTTTGAATTGTATTGCCGACCAAACTAGCGGCTTGACCAACTACACTAGCCCAAGCCATTCCAGCCCTGTATCCGTTGTTGCTGTTACCACCCATCTTTTTAGCATCGGAAATATCTTCAAACTCTTTTGCGGCCTCTTCGGCCGTCTTATTTAATGCCTCAAGCTCCTTGCCAGACTTCCCCGCAGAATTGCTAAGCTCATTCAATGCCTTGATAAGTTTTTCGGCTGCTTCGGCTTCTTTTTTCTTTAAGTCACTCGCAGATAAGGCACCTAGTCCCTTACCGGACTGCATTTCATGTTCAAGTTGATTGTAAGCAAGAACTCCAGCAGCCTTATCGCCTACATTAACTAATGCTCGCTGACGACCTTGAGGGTCAAGACCCTGCTGCTTAAGCTGTTGCATAGCGAGGGTGATAGGAATCAGCTGCTGAGCCAAATCCTTCATTTGGGCAGCATTGCCCTGAAGAACGGCCGCAGAAGCAGGATTAACGCCGCGGCCAACTATGTAATCGCTTGCTGCGTTCATGGACTCTTGCCGCAGACCCTGCATCTGATTCATAATGTTGGATCGCTGCTGTGCCAGAGGAACATATCCCTGCTGGGCCATTTGAGCACCGGCAACCTGTGCCTCTAGGTTGTTTGAATTGCTTGCGACATAGGAATTGACTGCTCTTTCCGAATATTCCCGACCAATCACGTTAACGGCTTGTTCGTTTATGCGCTCTCGAGTCGACTGCTTGTATAGAGCCATACGCGGCTCTAAGTTTGCTTTGGCGTATTGGGCGTTTCTTAACTGACGCTGGAAGACAGGAAGTTGACTTGTACCTGGGCTACTAGCCTCTAGTTGTTCAATGGCATTGATAGCCGTTCGAGCTCTTTGAGCTCGAAAGCGCATTTCGCGGAAGGCTGCTGGCTCATGAGCATACTGCTCCTCAAGTCGACCAAGATCAGCTAAACCGAACTCATCATCTGATGCTAGAGTGTTAACTCCGCCGCCCTTTTTATTAACAGCCATACTTATTCCTCTTCAAATGACTCATCGATGTCCTCACCGAACGTCTCGCCATACACCTGCTTGTATTTTTCGATCTGCTCATTCATCCACTTAACGTTCTCAGGATCCTGAGTTGGATCAATGGTCGCCTTCTGAGCTGCACGACGCATCTCTTCCATCTCTTTCTTCTCTTCTTGTTCGGCCCAGTCAAGTACTTCTTTTTCTTTAGCTTCTTCTATTTTATCAGTTTCTTTGATAACTCGCTCTTCGGCTGCCTTTTGACGTTCCATTCTGTCATAGAACTCATATAGCAGCTCTTCGAGGGTATAGCTCTCGAGAAGAGGGTCTTTTAAAGGCCGATTGTATAGATGGGACCACCAACTCTTTAAAAAAAGAGTCATCTGGCGTTCATTTGAGATGTCTGCTCGAGCGTTATAAGCAGCTATTGATCTTATGCAGTCGACGACTGAGGGTTCGTCGGAGCCGACTCTTGAAGCTTCTTGGTCTTCTCTTTTAGCTTGGTCCGCCATTCAGCCTCCGCCGCAATAACCTTATTGTACAGAGCGGTCAGCACGTCAATGTCGGTTAGATTGTATCCACCATCGCTCTGCTCCCACCAAGTCGGACCATTGACAATGCGGCCCCGAAGATTGGCAAGAATCACCGCAATACCCGCCAGTTCATCTGTAGGGTTAGGGTAGTTGCCGAGAAGGCGTGTCTTTTCAAGCTCTAGAAGATGCTTCTGGCGCATATTCAATAAACAGCTGACAGTGAACTGGCCATCGTACTTCTTTCCTAGATCGCTAGTAAAATCAAAATCAAATACAGTTTGTGTAGATGGTAGGTCCATGTTTTCTCCAAGTATATACTTGGTTGTTATACTTACTTACGCGAGACCTTTAGATAAACTAGTGGTATCGTCAATATAGTTTTGTGGCTCTATGTGATTGTCACCATTGTTAGTGTTATTCGCTTTGGTGTCGTAACCATTGGGGAAATCAGGTGTCTTTTCATCTCTAAAGCCAATAGCTTGAAAATTCAAAGAAACTTGTGCAAGTTCATCAACTCTAATGTCTTCTTGACGACTAGTGATAACAGCCTTGGGGGCAAAAAACAAAAGTTGATTAGTCGCTGAGTCTCTTACCTCAATGGTTATGTATTGGTGAAACAAGAAACTTAATACGTCTGGCTGCCACAACTGAGCGCCAGCACTCTGACCCGGAACATGAAGGGCAGCAATACTGCCAGATACCCTAATAGCCTTAGGAACTAATTCCTCGGGGAGCGGATTATCAATTACGTTTAGTTCTGCAAAAAGAGTATCGATGCGCCACTGAATACCAAAAGCAAAACCAACAGGCCGGCTGTTGATTCTCAAGATGCATCGTGCGCCACTGACATATTTGGCACTGGGACGGGTGGAAAAAATTCCTCCAAAGTTCCCCTCTACTGCATTATCTTGTAGTTGCTGACTAATGTCAGGAACGTTGTTGAATCCGGCCGCCATTAGAAGTTGCTCGCATTAGCGACAAACCCATCGCCGTCGACATATAGTGCTACGAAATTAAACCGCTCAATACCTGGCGATCTCTTGTTAATGCTGAAATCTGCCTGAGTAATTCGTGCGCTACGAATGTTCAATACACCTAAATAATCCACAGTTTGTGTGTCGCCTGGGCCCGAGGAGTTAAGGCCTGGAATAGGACCACCATTCAACACATTGGTCACTGTTTGAAACACACTGTCAGATGAAGTTCCCCCGCCAACAGGGATTTTCTGAAAGACCTGAATATCGAATGTGGTTCCATTACTAAACTTGCTGGGATCTAAGGCTTCATGAGCTCTGCCGTCGTTGCCAATCCCATTGCGAGATAGCTTGTCTCCAAGTTTGCCGCCCCAGGCTGTTCCCCAGTTGCCCACGCCGTTGCCGGCATCGTTCTCTGCGAGCCCGTGGGGGAAGTGGCCGTCACCCAAGGCGCCTCTAATTCCCTTCGCGTATCTGATCACAGTAAAACTACCAGAAACCACATATCCAAGTGGCTCTACCGAATCTCCCTCATACTTTCCTAACACTTTCGGGGTCTTTGTCAGTATCTGAACCGAACAGGTAAAGTCTTGACAGAAAGCCAGAGTCTTGCCGTTTAGTCGAATTTTAGCATTAGCGCCAGTAATGAAGGTTGGTTTAGTACTTGCCATAAAGCCATTATAGACTATAACTACTTAAAGAAAAAGGGGCCAGTTGCCTAGCCCCTTAGTCCATCTCGAACAACAAAGTTATTACGCTTGTAGGTCTGTGTCGCCAGAGTTGCTAGCTGTGAAGCTATCGTCGCTTGCGAGAATGCCCACGAAGGACATGCGGTCGACTAGAATGCCGCGCTTATTGAGTCCGGCTGTCTTGTTGTTAAAACGGCAGTCGGTGATATTGATAACCTGACCGATGCTCGCATCTACAACACCGTCGACGCCAGGAGCAGTCTTCTGGAACACGGAGAGATCCCACGTCTGTGACACGATAAGGTTGCCAGGATCAAACTGGTCTGAGCCCTTGCCGCCCGTTGCCCAGTTAGCCTTACCTAGACCGTTGCCGCCGTTGTTTGCGCCAGGCATGTTGTTATTCTTTGCGATTGCAGTATAGCGAACAATCGAAAGCTCACCAGCCACGCTGTAGTTGACAGGCTCGTTACTTACGGCCTCGTACCGCCCCATCGTCTCGATAGGAATAGTATCTACGCTTACTCGATATGATACGTCCTGCGCATATGCGAAGGTTAGGCCACCAGCTTTAATCTTTGCTGTTGCGCCTGTTACGAATGATGGAACTTTACTTGCCATTGTGTTTCTCCTGCCAGTTCGGTTCTGGCTACCATGAATTTAACTCCACCTAAGTGGATTGACTAAATCATACCATTAATTTCGCTTAATCCGAAATAACGGTGTATAATGAAGACCGTAAGGAAAAGACTCATGGAAATCACTCTTCCACAGCTAGGCTTTAACCTCTTCCCCTTCGGGGAATAATACACTATTGCCCGCAGAGCGGGCCAACACAAATCATTAACTATTTCAGGAAGTAGCGAAGCCTGGTATCGCGCGTGCCTTGGAAGCACGAGATCGTGGGATCGAAGCCCACCTTCCTGACTTATGGCCTGGTGGCGTAATTGGCAGCCGCAACGGTTTTAGAAACCGTCGTCGAAAGGCGTGTGGGTTCGAGTCCCACCTAGGCTATTTGGAAGCGTAGCTCAATTGGTAGAGCACTGGTTTGAAACGCCAGGTGTTACAGGTTCAAGTCCTGTCGCTTCCACACTTAGATAAAGTCGAACTCTATTCTCGATCCAGTTTGAAATCTATTAGGATCATCAAACATATCTAAAATCGGACAGTCTTCGATAAGTCGATTGTAGTCTTCTAGTATCTTCTTCTCGAGAAGCTCATAGAGAACGTACATGAATTGCCCTTCGTTTGTTGCTTTGACCAACACCTCTTGCAGGCTAAGACTGTAAAGACGAGTAGGCATCTCTACTGGTGAAGTTACTGTTACTGAAAAAGAATAATAGAGCGCGGTCACTGGCAGCGGCATCACTTGAACGCGAATCGGACGATCTTTCACCATAACCAAATTATACAAAAACAAAACCCCTTACTGTTTCCAGTAAGGGGTCTTTACATCTCACGTTTTAGATTTGATTATTACCCTGCTGTGCCAGATGCCCGCTGTAGGTTGATGGTGCTCAACACGAAGTCGATACCCTCAACTAGCTTCGCAGTGACGTTCACATTCACGGTGTTGCCGCTTACCTGAACGACCAGCTGCTTGAACCCCTGCTTAGCGTCTGCGGTAGAGACCGTCAGACCCTGCGCGAGATAGGTTCCGAGGATAGACTCGCAGGTTGCCGCAATCTCGGCCGCCGACACGGTGTTCTTCACGCCGACGTAGATGTTCTGTAGCTGAGTACGGAAGTCATACTCGAGAACGTCCGCTGCGTAGAGCACGTGAGCGCGGTTGTAGACCCAGTTACCATCGCGACCGTACGTGGTATTGTCAACCACGACGCGGAAGCCGCCGTTCTGAGGATGCTCTAGGAAGGTGAGACCGTTCCGAATTGCATCTTCGTACTGCGTATCAGGATTGAAATCCTCGACGATATCTGCATCAGCAGTGCTTAGAGCCTGACCCGTCTGGCGGATACCAGAGCAGTTGAGGTACTTGTTCGTCATCGGTAGACCGACAGGTGAACCACCGCGTGCGCCAGCAAGTAGACACGCTAGTGCCCAAGGCTGGAACCACTTGATGTTGCCATCGCTGTCGTTCTGCTTGACATCCTGAATCAACAGCTGCTGACTTGCGTCCGCAAGAGTCTGCGATGCAGCCTTGCAGTTAGCGTAGGTGTCCTTGATCGACAAGTAACCTTGACGCTCGCTGCGCGCCTTCGTGGTGCGCATTAGGCTGCAGTGAGTCTTGACGGCCTGATGAATACCAGCTAGAGTATAGTTCGACAGAGAGTCGGTCTGTGAGTCCGCTGCGTCCACAGTAGCGTCGCGTGAGAACAGAGGAACAACGGAGTTTACGCGAACCTTCTGGAATGCCGTGAGAGCGTTCACAATCGAAGCAGTGTTGGTTGCGCCAGCCGCGCCACCCGCGAGATACGTTGTCACGAGTGAATCAGGTAGACCACAAACAGCGCTTGCGCCAGCAGTTAGGCTGACGTTTGAAGATGCTGCAAAGAAGTCCTTAACCTCAGAGGCATCCTTCTTGATCTGTGCAGGAAGGTGGCTTGCATCGAGAACTGAAGTCTCAGCACCAACCGTCACCTGGTCAAGCACGCTAGGATTCAGCTGACCAAACAGCACGCTTGCTACGCTGGCCATCCAGAGACCGCCAGTGCTTGCAGTGATGAAGTCTGCTACCTGCTGAACTGTATCAAAGTCCGCCTTATTGAGAGTAAACTCAGCAACGCTGTTGTCCATCAGCTTGATCTGCGTCGCGTTGATGATCACCTGAGGTGACGTGCCGCTTAGACGACCAACCTTTAGAACAACATTGCCACCGACAGTTGAGGTCTCAGTGATAAGGTCGCGCGTGTTCTGTACGGTAAGGATGGCCATATCCTCAGTGCTTGCAACAACTAGAGCAGCCGCGATATTTACCGTGCCGGCACCAGAACCAAGTAGGTTGCCAGAGACGAGCTGGAAGTTACGACCCACGCCCTCACGGTGAGGGTTGCTGGTAACTGAACGAACGATCGACAGAGTCGCTGCAGCATCTGAAGCGCCACCAACCGTGAACGTTAGACCGGAAGGAACGCCGCCGGTCCAGTTGCCGCCAGTGGTTAGCGCAGTCTGAAGAAGTGCGCGTGTCGTGGTGCTTGCAGGCACCGTGAACGTGTTCAGTGGATCCGCACCCTGAATTCGAATGGTCAAAGTCTTAGTATCAAGACCGCCGCCAGTTAGATCGAAAGAAGCGCTTGATGCTACCGTAGCGGGCGTAGCAGGAACGAGGGTAACCGCGAGAGTGTCCCGGTTTCCGCCAGTACCAAACTCACGAGCCTTAACAGTGCCCCAAGTATTCGCCAGAGCAAGAGAAGCCTGGGTTGACGCGTTGGTCTTGTAGATGTATACCGCCTGAGCGCCACTAGGAATTGCACCGTCGGCACCAGGAGCAAACAGGAAGTTGCATGCGTCCACGATAGGGCCGCTGCGGTAAAGCTGCTTAATCAGAGGCATCTGATCAGGCGTAAATACGTTGTTTGCGATGCTGGGTACGTCAGCGCCGGGAACGCCCGCAGATGACTCACCAAAAAGAGCAATTAACCCTGTAGGGCTAAGAGGAAAGCCTCCACCGAGATCGATTTGGCGCTTCGAGTATGAGCCCGGCTTATAGATTGTGCTGCCATTAAATGAAACTGAGATAGCCATTTTAGACTCCTTATAAAATGTTCAAGGCTTCAAGATCGACCTTGGTAGTAACTTTTTGTGTAAAGTTAGATGCTCTTTACAGAACAAATCCCATTTTACAATAGTGCTAGGCTTAAAGTGCCACCTTATTTCAACATTGGCAGGGGCTTCTAACTAAAAATCTGGTAGTAGACGAATCTTACAGCTTGACGCCGTATTTTGCTAAGGCTGCATCGTAAGTAGCCACTGTCTCTTTATTAGAGAGACCTTGACCCCGAAAGTCAGCCCACAGGATCTCGCGTAGGTGCTGAGCAGGGATCTTCTTTTCGCGCATTGCAAACCAAACATTAAAATCTACAGTCATAAGATCTCCTTAAATCTCCACGTCGTCGACGCCTTCAACATCACCTATTCTACTGGCCTTTATGTTAACTTTAACATCCTGAGGCTCTTGTAGGTCATCTGCTGCCCAGTCGTTCTGAGTCACGCAGCGATAGCGGACCCACCGGGTCCAGATGTTGTTGCCCATCTTCTCAGCATCCTTACTATAGTCAGATGCGCTAAAGGTACCCATCTCTAGGCCGAATCGGACTAAGGAAGGCTTATACTTAAATAGTACATAGGCCAAAAGATAGTAGAGCCACAGTACGTGGTCTCCGCCTCTATTAGCGTGCACGCCAATGTCCAACATCACTGAGAAGGCGGCCGTCCCCGTCTCTGCCTTGTCGTCAAAAACGCCGCCAAAGTCGTCAAAGGCAACCTTTGACTCATCTTCTTGCTCGTTAGCTAGATGTACTGAGATGCAGGGAATCTTCTGGGCATTAAAAGACCAGCTCTGAATCACAGGGATCTTGGTGGTAGTGAACCACACCCAGATCTGCTCAATGTAGTCGTCCCCATACTCAGTCGCGAGCTCGTCCTTAGCAAAATCTGAAAAGATGTCTAAAAAGGCAGGCTTATTAGCGCGCAGCTTCTTAAAGCTATCGTCTATAACTCGTCGAATGGCAACTTCAGGAAGGGTCCAGCTCATTTAGAATAAGTCCTCGTACTTGCTTATTATATCCTTAATAGAGTCATCTAGAGAATTCTTTAAGTTTTGATTAATCGAGGCAACGTCGTCGGTGAAGTTCTTCTCTTTAGCTGATTGTACCCACTTAGTGGTCGGATCTTGCTTGCTAGTGGCTGTCCTGAAGATCTGAGACCCAGCAGGAGCGATAGCTTTCGCTCGAGTCTTTGCTGCCTCGATGCGCTCCGCAGAGATTCTACGTTGCTCGTCTATAATGTTCTTGGCAAACGATGGTTTGTTGCCAGGCTTCCCCACTGGAATCACCTTATAAACACCGCTGCCATCCTTCATAGGCTTAGCGTTTTTCAAGAGGAAGGGCAACATGGGTTTTGGGGGTTCAGTAAAACGAAGTTGGCCGCTCTCTGTGGTCACTTCAAAATTTAAAGTATCTAAGCGCAGTTGGTTAATAAAGTCGGCAGACTCTTGTTGAGCCCCAATCTGCACAGCCTCATCAATTGCCTCTTGGCCTCTGGCCATAGCAAGAGAATTAATCTCTGCGCTGGCTCGAGAGACTATTTGCTCAACAGTAATCTCATCTACACCTTTAGTAATGAGATGCGAACGCAAACGATCCAGTTCAAAAAAGACATTGATCACTACTTCCTCGCAATCACACGAGCCCGCATGTCTTCAAGAAAGTTTGATCGCTCCAGGTCTTCCCAATCGTTGCCAAAAGAGATAGTGATTTTCCCGTTTGGTGAAATCTCAACTCGTGGCTTTGTAAGGTACGAATACAACTTGTCGTGGACCTTATTGCTGTCCGCGGGATTAGTAGAGAATGCCTCAACGGTCTTCGGCTTGCGAGGTTCATCAAGTTTCGCTTGCAGCTCACGTAGTTTGGCTTCAAGCTCGTCCATGTCCTTACCAACCTCTTGCACGAGCTTGTTGTGGGCACCTGCTAGCTCATGCGTGGCCTCTTCGAGACGATCGAACAGCTTTAGAATCTTTGCTTCCACCTGTTGTAGATCGACCGCAACACCATTCCGAATCTGCTCGCGAATAGTCTCCATCTCCTGATAGATCTCGCCAAGGTTGTGGCGCTTGTAGTTGTCTACTAGATTGTGTAGTCCGCCGTGGATCGCTTCATCAGGTATCTCTTGATCAGACACTAGGTCGAGAACGTTTGCGTCCTCAGGAAGATACCATTCAAAGACAGACATCAGCGCCGCTGTTACTTCAGGAAGCGACTTGTTTGTCCATTGATAGATGGTCTTGTGTCCGTCAGAGACGCGACCAGAATAGACATCGTTCATGTGCTTGCGGATGCTGATCTTGTTGGTATCGAAGTCAATTTCCTTAAACGACTCATCGGTCATTTCAGCAACAATGTTCTTTAGGTGACGGAACAGGCCTGTGCCAACTAGTCTAAGAGCGTCACCATGCGTAACTTCAAGAACTGCAGTTCCGCGCTGCCGAATGATGTTCTTCTCGAGCGTCTCCATTGCAACCATGCCTCTGATTGATTTTCCGAAACGCTTCTGAATGAAATCCTTTAGCGGAGGAACGCAGCACTCGCGCAGTTTTTCCCAGGGGATCTGGTCCATCTCGTACCACTTCCAGGTCTTGATCTCGTCGGTGTTCTTGGGTGTACCAGCGGCAATCTCTGCCAAGAAGACAGTTCCTTGATTGCCCTCTGCAGTGCCGGACCAAATCTTATCAGCTAAGCGCCCGGTCGCTCCGCACTCTTCGTGCATCTCGCGGAGTGCTGCGGCCTCCATGGATTCATTAGGCTCGACATGGCCACCAGGAAAAGCAAGCCCACCCTTATTATGCGTGCCAAGAAGAATTTTGCCCATGTTGTCCATAATAAGAGTGGCTGCAAAATGGTTCCGATTTTTATAGAATTCTTCAAAAGACTTCTTTAGGTGCTTCTTGCTCTTCTTCTCTTTTTCAGCGTGACGCTTGTGGTGGTGCTCGGTCCAACTGCCGCCCCGGTCGTTGTTCTTCGACTCAGGTGCGTCTTTGCCAGGATCTGTGTACTTTGCAGCAATACTTGCGGGCGGTCGACCACGGGGATGATCGCCTCCACCCTTGCCATGAAGAATCGCCATCATCATCCGATATTGTTTTCTAGATGCAGCAACTGGCATAGTTAGTTCCTGTGAAGAGTGTCAGCGAATCCATTATAACTTAAAATGTAAGCTAATAACTTCTATCCCCTTAAGGATTCACGATCGTTTCTGTTTTACCCGGTAGGAAGTCTCGCTTGACGAGAATGCTTTGAGGTAGGCGTCGTGCAACCTTCTCTCCCTGCACCAACTCTTGCGTGATTCTTAATTCTCTAAGTGTTTGAACTACATAGTACACGGGTTCGGCATAAAAGACCCAAGTGATGGGTTGACCGTGACCGGTGGCTGCATTATAAGCTGGCTGCTTTCCTTCGACCCACACAATCTCGCCCTTGTCATTAAGATTGAAGTCGACGCCCACTGTGTAGAAGACCTGCATACCATTTACGATGGCCGTAGCGTAGTCGACTTTCTGAACCGGATACCGTAGGGCCTGAATATTGCCCGGTCGGGGCTCATACTCTTTCAGTTCCCACATTCGTACCGTAAAGTCGGGGATTCGGAGGCGATCGTAGGTGTTAAAGTCGGCTTCGGTTCCATCTGGATATTCGGTAGGGGCAGTTACGGTTGCCATTCCGATCTCCCAGACACCGTGGGCCTCAAAGGTCTTCTGAATAGAGTTACCACCGAAAGTGGCCCAGATCTCTCTTTCATCATAGTGGATGAACCCGTTATTGTCACAGTAGGGACAGTTGGGCTCATGGGCGTTATCGTCCACCGTCTGCATGTTTGGGCAGGGAGCCGCCTTGCTATGAAGCATCCGGACACCCCGATTATTGAGCAGCTGATCAAAGCTTACTCCAAAAATGCTGGGGTCCGGGATGAGCGGAGGCATCTGGGAAGGGGTACTAGTAGGAGTTTTAGTTGGATAAATCTTTGAGGGTTCGTCTTGAGCCATAACTTAAATTATACAACAGGCTGACCTAGAACTTTGGTTAACTGTATAATGATTATATGGTCGAAGACAAAGTCGCTATCCTGCAAGAAATCATCGATAGGCATGGCGACTGCGAGGGGTTTGCTAGACCGGCCATCTGCAGCCGATGTCCACTCGGCAACAAACGAGTCAACGGACGTAGAGTTAACTGCATGGACTACCTGAAGATAAACCCCGACATGTCAGAGGACGAAGTCCTCGAGAAGTATGAGAACGCGGCTGCCGATGAGCTCTTTCAGATAGAGATGGAAGAAGTCTTATCAGAGGATTAAGATTCCGTCTGGCTTGCGCAGATGTCGCCTGTTTCTCAGTATGAAGCCGACCAGCGTCGTATCAGACAACACCATCATAGAGGTTATCTTCTTACCAGATAACTTTAATTCCTGAAGAAGTATCAACAGTCGCAGGAAGGAATTCTCCGCTTCTGTTTCGTGCTTGTTGTAATCCACCCATCTATTGTACTACTTTAAGTGGACCGCCATATATTTGTAAAAACCGTTGTCGCCTTCAAAGTCTTGATAGTGGATTTGCTTAGTAATATTGTTCTCAATGAACTGTAGGAGATAAAGTATCGATCTAATCTTTGCTGTCGTGCTGTCCTGCTCGCCGTTGTATTTTAGTTCCAAGGTAGACTCCTTTACGTAGAGAAATACGACCACTATTACAGTGCAAGTCCTCCTATGGCTGTTGGATTATGTCGTTCTAACGGTAGGCTTTTCATTTCAAGTCCGACTTAAGAACTACTCTACTATTATATCAAAACCCTCCGTTATAAAATGATGGCGTCATATCACTTGACATATTGTATCGAGATCGATGCCGGCGAATCAACTTTTCAATCTGGGCCTGAGGAATCTGGTGCCCAGTGAGCTTTAGCTGAATGAGGAACTGGAAGAAGTTGAGTGTGGTGTTCTTCAACGTCCACATGCTTGGCTGTGAAGTCATCATTGGGGCTTACCAAATAGCATGTTGCGAATTAGTCGCCACCACGCCACGTCGACCTTCTTACCAGATACGAGCTTTAACTTAACAATGAGTCTAAAAAAGCGAAATGTCGCCTTCTGTCCTTCATACCTCGAAATCATAGGCGTCGAATTCCGTCCAGTCGTCAAAGTAAATAGTGGTCTCAGCAAAAGTGTTTTCTGAGATGAGCTGCATAGAGAAGAGCATCATCAGGAACCTGAGCATGTGCTCAGTCTGACGAACTGACATCGGCTTAGGTAGATATTCACTCATAGTGTCTCCTGAAATAGCGGATACTTTAAGCGGTAAAAGACCGCATCACATATCGTATCAATGCTTACGAGTTCCAGGTTGAGTATTGTTCTGAGGAAAGGTAATATCGCGCTTCTTCCATCTACTGTTCTTATCTTTCTTTGCATTGCGGTTCCAGTAGTACAAGAAGAGGTCGATCTTTCTTATGAGTCCAATTTTTGGTTGAAAAAGTCCAAGTTGAATGATGCACCTAAAGAAGACATAAGTTGATTCGTGACCATTAGGCACCATTGTACGCCCCGGACTATGTAACTATTATAACTTGTCGAGCTCCCGTAACATTTCGTTCATAGTCCGATGTAAGTCCATTCTTGAAGCTAAGATGTTCCGCATCCTGTCTGAAGGAGCCCAGAGGTTGAGCTTAGCTAGCGTTTGCAGGAACTGTACAGAGGAAATAGAGTCGACTCTCCCCTTGTATTTACGCTCCCAGAAGAATTTTTTAATAGGTCCCATATCCCTTACCTACAGATGTATGCTGCATGCTGATTCTGTCCGCCCTGTAAAAGATCTCATTACAGGCATCTAAAAAAGTCTGTTTGGAGCAAAGTCCGAGATACTGGAGAGCGCCAATCAAGCCCACATAGCAACGCTTGTACTCCATTAGCCATCCTTGAGAAATTCCTTCCAATTTGCCTTCCTCCATGCATCCTTTTTACTATTCCCGTGAATTAGAAGGTGCTGGCCGATGCGGATGTAAGTCTTGCTCGACAAGAGTCCGAGTTTCTTGAGAAACCTCAAGAAGTAGACGACATTCGCATCCGCGTTAAGTTGATTCATACTCGCCACTTGTTAAAAAACCAAAGATTTGTTTACAGAATCGATTCACTAAGCCCAATATTGCCGAGCGTTCCTAAGCCGGCCCGCGGCCCCATATGTCGACCGACTAAGCACGACTATTTCACTGTATAAGTAGTCTTGTTCCACAAGTGCGTCTGTCTCCGGGCCACAAGCTTGAACAGCGCCTTCGCGAAATCCACCATCAGGTGTCTATCCGGCTGCGGAAAGAGCCGCAGCAGAGTATACACCTCAAAGAGGTGACCCACTGCCTTATGGACCATGTGCTCCTGCAGGTCCCGCCTGTCCAGTGGGAAGAACTTACTGCTCATCGGTATCGTCTCGAAGTCGTTCTTGTATAAGTGCTTGACCATCATATCGTCGCTGCATATCCTTGTTAAATGTTTGACCCGTTATTCTGTAGAAAGACTTCTCGCCCTTCTGCCATCCCACGCTCTCAGCCCACAGGCCAAGGCGACTGCAAATCTCTTCAAAGCTCAGAAACAAGTTCAGAGCGTGGACGTCCATTATGCCGTCCCGAACATGTAAGCTTGCCTTATAATCCACTGTGCTTCCTCGCTGGCGCGTGCTTCAAGAGATCTGCGTCAAAGACAAAATAGCGCAGTGTAATAAGTCTCAAAGCCTTTAATACCGTCAGTAGGCTCCCGAAACTACCATACAGTTCGTTTTCACTAGGTTCCATATTTCCACGGGCTGAAGTGCTTCTTAAGTTCCTTATCAGGCACATAATAGTTTAGTGTGCAAAGCTTCAAGTTTCTCATCACTGTCATGAGATTCCAGAAACTTATAAACATCTCGTTCTCAATGCTGCTCATGTTGCTTCCTCGGCGGCCGGTACTTCATGAGTCGCGTGAATATCTCGATGTCAGTCATATCAGTAGAAGCCTCCTTAATTAGCTTCAAATCGGTCATCATCCTGATGATCGTCCAATACCACAAGTCAACAAACTCCCTTGTGTCAGCACCCCAGTAGGCATGTGCATCTTCTTCTGTGAACCTAAAAGTCATATGGCCGAGGCCTCTTCTTACCCGTAAGACCCAACTTATAAAGTATATTGGCAAATGCTACACACATTAACAGGCGCAGCAAACCATTTTCTTTCATGTTTTGAGTCATGAGTAAGTCGTATAATAGTGATTCACTGCGTGCGTACAGGCCAGATGGTACATAGCGTGGTGAACAAGCCCCAGCCTATAATATATCGCCAACAGCCGAAGTATGTAGAAGCACCCGTCGTTGCTCATTGAGTGAAATAGAGTCGAAAGGCGGCCCTGCATGCCTTGTCGTATGTCTTGATGCTCATAAGGTCGAGAACATAGCAGATGGCCAAGAACTTAATGAACAGAAAACTGCTACCCCGTGGTTTAAGCATGCTCAAGTTTGCTCACCCAATCCGGCCATCCCTTCGATATGCAGCACACATAGGCATAGGTGAACCCCTCCAGCGTACACAGGTTGAGCCTATGAACCACTCTCAAGAAGTCCAGCAGTCGATTAGTATCCATCTGCCTCCTTCCATGCCTTAGCAACAAATGTCACGTACGCGTCGAGGTGTGCTTTGCGCGATACCAGGCCCAGCACGTGCAGTACGCGTAGAAACACTATACCCTGATTGCTATGGGTGTAGTAGGGCGTCTTAAGCTTCATAACTTTGCTTCTGGCCATGAACCCCACGCTTTCGAGAAAGACATCCTGTATGCCGATTCCCATCTAGTGCGCGTGCATAGGTTGAGTGTGTAAATCACCCTTATGAAGACAATCAGCTGGTCTTGGTAGTAGTAGTAGAAGGGGTCCATGTGTCTAGGAGGAGTAAGACGAGAGCCGGTATGTCATGCTGCAGATGGTCTTGTGAGAGATGAGGTCCAGGTAGAAGCACACTTCCATGAGGCGCAGGAGGTAATAGTGGGAGGTAGTCATAATTATCTGTACTAGTACCCGGTAGAGGTACCGGTACCTCGCGAACCTAATAGGGAAGTGTGGAGGCGGCCCTTGTGAATATCTTGTTGAACAGCGTTGCGGTGACTTGGTAATAGGCACTAGGAGAGATAAGACCTAAGTTGTAGAGCAGGATGACGAAGAGGTAGGTGAGATCCATATTAGCACCCTAGGAAGCGTACGCCTTGGCCGAGCTCGTAGACATGATCCTGTTGATGAAGTTGGAGAGCACTCGCGAGCGAGTGTTACGAGAGATGAGGCCCAGAAGGACATAGAGGTTGAGTAGGCCCTCCAGGTGGTTGTATTGGTCCAAGGTAGGCCAGTGGGTTTGTGTGTTCATTTTCTCCCTTTCATTATACGAAGAGTCTGGATATATAGGAATAAAGTGCAACTATAGGGAACCCCTCCTATCAGAGAGTTTGGGCGGCGAGTACCAGTCCGAATCTAGGGTTCCCTATAATCCTCGAGGCCAGCGGGTGGCCAAAACCGAGATTATCTCTCTGTAGTTCAACGCAGTACAACAAAAGGAGCAACACAGTGTCGACCATGACGCAGGGTGAAGCGGTGTTCCAGGCGGTTCTCGCGGTGTTCGGCAACGAGGGCAAGCTCGACGGCGCGGTGCCGGAGACGAAGACGTGGTCCGAGGAGACGAAGCAGAAGGTCCACGCGATCGTCTTCGCGGCCTTCAAGAGCGGCGCGGTCGCCAAGAACAGCGGCGGCAACGACGACGCCTCCCTCCTGAAGTACGTCCCGGGGTTGGTGAACAACTGGGTCCGCAAGGACAGCCGTCTGAACGGCGGGGTGAAGTACATCCCGAAGAACCCCGGGAGTCGGACTGGGACGCAGGACGAGAGCATCCGGGCGATGAAGACCCTCCTCTCCCTGACGACCGACCCCGAGGCGAAGCTCGCCATCCAGGCCGAGATCGACAAGCGGGTGGCCGCGCTGAAGCCGAAGGTCGAGATCAAGGTGGACGCTCTGCCCGAGTCGCTCCGCCACCTGGTCCCGCAGAGCTGAGCTCGAAGGGTGAACACCTCTCCCGACTGGATGACGGTCGGGGGAGGGATTGACCCGAAGAGAGAAAGGAATGTGTTTATGAACGAGATCTACTACCGCGGTTCGCTGGGGTTCTTCTTCAGCAACTTCTCCTGCTTCAACAACCATCAGCTCTGGCACTCTGATGCGAAGCCGATCATGGAGATGCTGTCGCAGGTCTCTGGCTCGGTCGTCCCCTTCTCCTGCCTCTGCCACAAGGACGACTGCATCTAGCAGGTTGGCCAGGGCTAGTACAGCCTGGCTGACACTGCTACGCCTAGCCCGAGACTGAACACGCTGTCGCTCAACCGAACATATATCACCCTGTGAATAAGAGATGCAGATTGGCTGCTCTCCAAAGTTCACACTAACGTAGTTGCAGTGGAAAGGACTAGCCACATGGAGAAGTTCAACTCGCAGCAGGACGCGCTCCGCACCGCTCTCGCCCAGGTCCTCGGCACGGTGCCCAGCAAGGGCTCGCTCGTCATCAGCGACGAGCAGCGCCAGCAGGTCGGCACGCTGATGATGGGCTGGCTGAAGGAGGAGCGCTGGAGCATCCGCCCCGGCACTCGCGCCTCGCAGAACCCGCTCAACTACATTGTGGGCAAGCAGCCGACCTGCCTCATCGAGGCGTGGGTGCAGCCCAAGCAGGCCAAGCCGCAGGTCACGCTCGGCAACTCGAAGTTCGACCTCATCAAGGCTGCGGTCGAGGCCGGCATCATCTCGAAGGAGGAAGGCGCCAAGCAGTTCATGGCGCTCCTCGAGACGAAGTGACCCTGTGAAGCAGGGCTCGGGACAATAGAACGCGCAATACCTTGTACAGGGTAGGGCAAGCGCGGTGAGTCCCGAGCAGTTCACAGAGTGTGGTGCAGCCGGCTGCAGCCTGCTGACACTGCTACGCCGCCGACTTTTCCGAACTTATAAATATTCGTCCTCGCAATTAAGCGAGACACAAAGGAGCAACGCACATGAGCATGACGCAAGGTGAGGCTGTGTACCAGGCTGTGGTTGGCATCTGCGGGGAGCAGGACGGCAAGTACGAGCCGACCAAGGAGCAGCTCTCGGCCATCCACGAGAGCATCTTCACGATGTTCAAGACGGGCCTCACGGTCCACAGCAAGAACCCCACGGACGAGCAGCTCAAGAAGTACATCCCGGGGTTGTGCAACAACTGGTTGCGTAAGGACCTGCGGCTGAACGGTGGCACGCAGTACATCCCGAAGAACCCCGGCAGCCGCAGCGGGAGCGGTGACGAGAGCATCAAGGCCATGAAGACCCTGCTCGGCCTCACCACCGACCCCGACGCCAAGCTGGCCATCCAGCAGGAGATCGACAAGCGCATCGCGGAGCTGAAGCCGGCCGTCACGGTGGACGTCTCCAAGCTGCCCGAGAGCCTGCGCCACCTGGTCAAGTAACAAGCAAGCAGATCCCTCTCCCCTCTCCTGCTAGTACAGAGGAGAGGGGAGAACTGTTTAGAACAGTTCGAGAACTGTTTGTCAAGGGGCGTCCAGGGG